CATTTTTTCGAGCCATTCCTGGAGCCTGAAAGCACGACGTAGGTCGTTGATAGTAGTTGAGCCACCTTCCAGGGAGCCTTCCGGATTGTATGCTTTTTGAAGGTTGTCGTTTGCGATTTCAATGAGTGTTTGGCCGGTATTGTCCTGGGCAAGTGTTCCTTGTGTCACTGAGCCGTCCGGATTTTGGAAGACTGGATGAACCGGATTGTCGTCCCAGTCTGATTTTAGTACGACATCGCCTATTGGTAAAGCTACCGGTTCACCTTTTTGGGCGAATGGTAATGCTGCCGTAAAGTAATCGTGTTCCCAGGCTCTTTCTCTGAGGACAAGAAGGTCTGTATTTGCTGAATTGTCGCCATCTATAAGTTCGACGTCGAGTTCTTCCTGGAGATTTTGGTCTCTGTAGTAGTCGTTCCATATTTTTTGATATGCCATAAAGGGCATAGCGGATACAGTTAAGTCTCCGGCCGGTCCGTCGGGTTTTGGTATACCCATGTAGTCCTGAAGTCCTCCTGGGTCCCAATCTCCTTCGTTTATGTCTACAGTTGGGAAAGCAGGTAGTACATCGTTTGTTTTTGTGTTGGTGATGAAGTCTTCCCAATTAGGCCACAGGATGCGATTTGGTACGAAGAAGTAATGCATCGAGACGTCTACCCTGTGCATCATTGGTGCGACAAGTGGTGCGAACCTAAGTAAGGATTCGCAACCTAGTTTTACTTTGTCTGAAGGAACACACTCCATAATCATTGTGGGAATTAGTTTTCCCATGTTGCAGGAGAGTTTTACATCATGTGACATATCGAACACTGATTTTTTAGGTGTTGATAGTTTGATGCTGTTTAAGAGATTTTGTTTTGCCATTGTTAATGGTTTAATAGTTATGGCCAGGGAATACCCCTGGCCATTAAATCAGAGCCTAACGCCTCCGCGGGAGACGTAGTAGCTCTTTTTTTGTTTAGTTCTGCCTCTGCGTCTTCCACGAGAACGAGAGCGAGAACGAGAACGGTAAGCCATAGGAGTAACGTTTTAATTATGAATAATTCGATGTTTCGCATAAAGTTATGACTTTTTATAATCCAAGCATATTGAGCGCTTTAACTGCTTTGCGTTGCCAGGCCGGGTCTCCTTTAGTTGCTCCGTATTCGTTTAACATGATTTCAAAGTCTTTTAGTTTCCCGTCCTTTTGTGCGTTGATGATTTGTCCCAGGATATAGTTTGTCTCTGCCTCTGTTTTTGCAGCCTGGATTTTCATCATTAGGACCCTGGCAACAGATTCTGTTGTTGATTGCAGAATTTGGTCTACCCTGGGCTGTCGCATTTTGATTTCTGTGTTTGTCCTGGCGGTCATATTAGCAATTTGTGCATCGGTTAAGTTTCCCTGTTTCCACAGATTGATATTTGATTGCTCCGATTTATAGAGCATTCGATTTCGGTTTTCTGTTTTGAAGTTGAAGTCGAATTCTTTGAGGTTTGCTCCGAAAGTTTTACCTGCTGTATCGGCTGCTATGTTTTTAGCTTGTTCGATAAGAACAGTGTTTTGTGCTTTCAAGTTGTCGTTCTGTAGTTTCATTTGCTGTGCGTTCAGGTATTGTGAGATTGCGCCCTGGGCATTGATGTTTGTTTTTGTAACTGGTGATGAAGGAGCTGATGCCGAGCGTACAGGAGCTGCATTAGATGCCTGCGCTCCGTTTCCATATACCAGATTAGGATTTAGTCCGGCTGCTTTGAGCCGTTCCATTTGTGACGCCGGTGAGTTATAAGCGTTTTGCATATGGTAGTCGGCGAGCGCGTCGCCTCTTTGCCAGGCGTTCATTTTTTCTGACCAGCGGCGTGATGCCCTGGTGTTGATGCCGTCTACTACGGCATTGATACCGTCGCTTAGTATTGAAGCTCCTGGTAGTATTAGGTCTTCCGGTTTGAATCCCATAATTTTTTGTTTTAAGATGATTAATAATTTGCTGCGCATTTTTTTATTAGAGGGGTTGGTTTGGTTTAGGCCTTACTGTATTATTTACAAGGGTCGTTCGTGTCGCAAGCTCCTTGTCCTTATCCTTTTTTTTAATACAGTTGGCCTATACCCACCCCGTGCGCCCCTCCCTGGGGGAGGGGCTTCCTCTTATTTTAGTTTGTGTAATCATCTTTTAGTTTTTTTTGTTTTGTTGTTTTTTAAAACCTGGGGGCACATCCCCCAGACCCCCTTTTTTTGTTTTTGACATTGTTGGTGTCAATTAGCACTAATATATCAAGGAGGATTAGTGCAATTCGTCGGCTTCGCCTCCGTGGTTCGGGCGCCCCTAGTGGGGGGCGTCCAGCGTCTCCGACGGTTGGTTGCCCGTCAGGGTAGGAACCGTGACAAGGGCAGCCCATAGGGGTACGGAAGGGAGGGCGGCACGAACCGCCCATCCCGCTAAGCTTCGCCCTTGTCCCTACCCTGACTAAGGTCGTTTTGTTTGTCCTGGTATTCCTTAAATGCTTTAAGGTCTGCGGCCAGTTTGTCCGCTTTTTCTTTTGCTTGTTTATCCCTGGCTGCTTTTAGGCCATTGAGTTTTTTCTTGACTTCGTCCAGGTGTTCTTTTGCTTTTTCGAGTAGTTCATGTTTGTCTGCCAAGTCCATTTTGGAGAGGTCTGGTAAGTAGTCGTCGAAGTCGATTTCTTCGTTTTCTTTTTGGTCGTATGATGTTTGTAATTGTCCTCCCAGGGGTCTTCCCTGGGCATACCTTGTCATGATTTGTGAAACGGTTAATGACTGGTCGGGGATTGTTTGAGATGGTTTTGTATTAGGTTTCTCGAACCGTAGTGTTTTTACCGGTCTTCCGGTGTGATGTGTTTGAAACATTGTGGATAAGTTTATTTGGTTATTTAATTCGTTTTCTAACGCATTTTCAAGCTCGATATCGAGCTCTATTTTTTCTGGCACTATACCTTCACTGAAGGGGAGATTTGCCAATTTTGGGGTTTTTTTGTTTTTTGACATATTAAATTTGGTTTTTTGATAATAAATTACTATTGAATTGCATTCTTTTAAAGGATGCCTTAACGGCTTCCCTTTTTGCCTGCCAGTCTCCTGGCTTTGCGTTGATACAGATTTCCTCTGTTATTGCCTGCATTTTTTCCTGGGCTGCCCTGGCTATAACTGCCCGTTCACCAGGCCAGTATATTTTGTCTTTGTAATACCTGGACATTGTTGCCTTTTTGCCATCTGGTATGTTAACATACATTCTGTTTTCCAGGTCTGCGAGATGCCAGTCAAGCATGGCTTCCGTGAGATATGAGATACCCAGGCCTTTCGACATTTGAGCGTATTCCGGACGGCGGTCGTCGTTTCTGTGTAATGGTATTCTCCTGGGCTTTGCTATGTATTTCATGGTGTAACCGACTGAGGCGTCGGATATTTTTCCCACGGTACAGGTTCCCAGGTTCCATTGTTTACATTGTACGATTTGTTTACCGTCGTAGTCTGAGTAGTCCAGGAGTTTGAGGTCAGTTTTTGAGAACATTAGTTTAAGCTCCACGTTGAATAGAATGATATGGTAGTGAGGTCGAAATGTTTTTCCACCGTATTCTCCTGCGCAATAGTATTTGATGAATGTGTCAGGATTTTTCTGGGTGTGAGTTTTTCGTAACCGTTTAAAGAATAATTGTATGTCTCGGGTTGATAACGACATGAAACCATTTCGAGTGATTGGAACGTGGTCTGTATCATATGTAAGAGTTAAGAAGTATGAAGATGTGGCAACTTTGTCTTCCTGCATTAAGCGGAAAGACCAGGAGGAGATGCGACGTTTTTTACAAACCTCGCACTTCCCACATGGTACTATGTCTCCATCTTTTTTCATAAATGCTTGTAAGCACATATTTAGAAGGTTGGTGTTGAGAATTTTGACATTGGTCTTATTGCCTGGATTTTGTGGTATACGTGTACCCACATTTTTTGTGCATTAGGGTCTGTTACAGCAAAGACCCTATGTGTTGGGTCTGACTTTATGAAGTCCTCATTTAATGCAGGTGCTGTATCGAATTTTCTTCCCATGTGCCAAAAATCGAGTGAGTCCCTGAAGTCTCCGGCTACCCTTGAGTTCATGAATTTATATTCTGCATAGCGGGGAATGTAACCAAAGGTTGCTTCCCTATCTGCTTGCGTAGCCTGGTCGATGTATATTTCCTGATTTTGGATTTCTTGTTCGCCGATGTGGTCGAATTGTGGAAAGTAGTACTGGAAAGGGTCTGTGATTTTGAACCAGGTGCGGTGCACTCCGTTTTGGTATGCTGTTTTTGGCATGATAGACATTATGGCAATGATATAGCCATGTTCCTGGCATTGGTAGAAACCATATTTGCCCTGTGTAACGGCTACGCCGTGACCTGCCATTGTACCCTGGGCTGCTGTTGCTGTACCGGTTGTATTTAGTACCTCAGATATTTGTACCGGTGATTTTGTTCCTGTGATGTATTCCGGACGCTGTAACCTGGCGTCTGGGGAGCGTAGTCCAAAGAATGATAATATTGATTCGAAGTAACGGCTTCCGCCTCTTGCCATTTTTTCGAGCCATTCCTGGAGCCTGAAAGCACGACGTAGGTCGTTGATAGTAGTTGAGCCACCTTCCAGGGAGCCTTCCGGATTGTATGCTTTTTGAAGGTTGTCGTTTGCGATTTCAATGAGTGTTTGGCCGGTATTGTCCTGGGCAAGTGTTCCTTGTGTCACTGAGCCGTCCGGATTTTGGAAGACTGGATGTATCGGATTGTCGTCCCAGTCTGATTTTAGTACGACATCGCCTATTGGTAAAGCTACCGGTTCACCTTTTTGG